GTTCTCCTGGATATTCATCAGCTCTCACTAATTCCCATCCTCCTCGAAGTTTACCAGACATATTTTTGGTATCTTCGAAGCCAAGAACTTCTGCTCTTAGCCATCTGTGCCTAAATCCTGTAGGCGCGTCAGGTGAGTCCAATGCGGACGGTGGAGTCCAAGTCTGTGGTCTAACATCTTTAGCTCTAGACTGGCTCGCACGAGGGGTCTTTATATTTTTATCTTCCATATGCTTATACCTCCTTCATGAGTTTTTTTTGTTTTGCATAATCTTCTAATGACACTCCTAATTTTTTGGCGATAGCAACTTCAGTAGGGGTGAGTCTGATAGTTTTGCGACCTGGTTTTACACTTCGCGTCGCCGACGCTACTGTTTGTGTAGGTTTAGCCGTTTCACCTTGGTTATCATTAGTTTTACCAAATTTATGCGGAAATTCAAGTCTTATTCTTCTATCAACTTCTGCATAATATTCGTCAGATTTAGGATCATATCCTTCCTCATCAACAAGTGTTTTATGTAGATCATAAGCCGTATAAGTCATGGCTCTATCAGTACCAAACCACCTGTTTTTAGCTGCCCATTCCTCTGCTTTTGGATCTGGAACAACAGTTTGAGGTTGTTGTGCTTGACTAAAATTAGGCATTTCTTCTTCTTGTGTCTTAGGTTGCATTTCTGCAGCTTTTGACAATTCCATAAGTCTTGCCTCTTCATATCCTAGTCTTGCTATTTCTTTTGAAATTTCCACTTCAGCATTAGTGTCTAAAGCATCTCTTGCTTGTGCAAGTTTTGCTTTTTGAGCATCTAATAAAGATTGGATTTTTTCTTGTCTATCTTTTACAGATGTAGTTTCGAGAGTTGAATATTTTTTATTTAATTCTTCAGCTCTTTTCTTTTGAAGTTGTGCAAAAGTTACAGCTTCGTCTCGCTGTCTTTCAGCTTCTCTCCACTTTTTAGTTAACTTTGCTATTCTTCTTTGTACACCTTGTGAGTAATCTTCTAATTCTTCTTTCTTTTCGTCTTTCTTCTCGTCGCTCGCGTCTTGTGGCGAGTCGCTGGTTTCTGCTGCCACTGCATCAGAACTAGTCTCCGTAGTTGATTCAACTTCGCTGGATTCATTCGCTTCTTCTTGTAACTCAACTTCAGCGTCTGGTCCAGATGAATCTATATCAACCATCGGTTCGTCTTTTTTCACTTCTTCTGGCATAGTTTCCTCCTTCTATGTTATATGTGATGCAACACAGATTCTGGGTTCTTAATGGTTCCCAAAACCTCGTCGTCGTTAAGAATACGGACTTCTCCGCCTTCTATTGGTAAACGTGATCCTGCGTATCTTGCAAAGATCACCCAATCTCCTTCTTTACACCAAGGACCAGTTTCAAATTTTTCTTTATCCTTGTATGCAAGTGGACCCATTTTAATTACATAACCACAGTTAACTGCAATTCGTAATCTGTCCAATGTTTCTTGTGCAATTAAAATTCCACCTTTTGATTTCTCTTTTGGAGTAAATGGTAAAACTAATAATCTCCAACCTGACGGAGTTGGTAATTCATCTTTGATGTCTCCAACATTGGTTTCATCAATATCTTTTTTTGTTTTTACTCCTAGATCTTTATATTTTTCTTCTAATGCAAGTCTAGTTTTCGGTATTTCCTTCGAAGCCTCTGATTGAGACGACGTTGTCTTTTCTTGGTTCATCTTTTTTCTCCTTTGGATTTAAAATTTCAGAAACAGCAGAATCAATAGATTGATAAGCATGTGCTTGACCTAACATGTACTTGTAATTTTCCATATTAGTACAACCACCAGCTATCATAGCATCTCCAATTGATTGATAATTATCTCTGAGTTCTTTTCGTAGTTTTTGTACGAAATCTTCAAATGTTAACATTTCCACCTTCTTCGTGCCTGACGGATACGAGAATTTGGATCGTTACGAGTTTTAGCTGATGAACGTTTGAGTTGTCCGAGTGATCTAGCGCAGTATGATTTCCTGCGGTTAGCAGCTTTTGATCCAGGCTTCACTTTTCCTGTCACGGCTGTTTTTAGTTTACTTCCAGGGTTTGCTCTTCTGTAGGCAGCGACACCCTTCTTAGTCATACCTGCCCCAGATTTTGTGGATCTATAATTTCCACCTTTACCAGTTGTTTTTCTAATTGGATTTTCTTTTCCCATTATGCTTTTTGAGATTTTTTAATTGCTTTAACTGTTGGAGCTCCTTTAGCGCCTTTTTTTCTCATAGGTTTGCCTTCAGCTCTTTTTTTATGAATGTTATACCACAAACCTTTTTTAGCTAATTTACCTTCTTTAGTTCTATGATAACCTTTTGGTGTATTAGACATTATTTTTTTCCTTTCCTTTTTATTTTTTTAACTTTTCCACCACATTTAAAACCAGGAACTTTCCTTGCTTTTAAAATATCTTTTTTTGTAACTTTTCCGTCGTCGTTTAAATCCCATTTTGCTCTTTGAGCATCTTTACCTTTTAACTTACCTGGCATTATTTTTTCTCTTTTTTACAATCACACTCATGATTACACAAACATGGTGTAATATTCAATAGTTTGCAAACTAATTGACATAGTTTATTTTTTATTTTTTTTAACATTATTTTCTCCTTTATTTTCTTTTTATCAAATCTGTTGCTTTAAGTCCATAGACGCTAGCAATAACTCCAACAAAAATCGTTTGGTACCAAAATGGAAGGTCTGAGAAGTATTCGAAAAAAAGTTTCATCTTGTCCATCGCTGTCGGGTCGTTCGACCAAACTGCCCAGGCCAACATAACAATGGGCGCCGACAATAAAACCAAAATGAATTCGTCTTTCCAGTCCGATTGCCTTGCTTCTAATAATTTACCTTGATATTCAGCTTCACCACTCGCCATTTTTTGAGCATGACGCATTTGTGCATCAGACATTAACATTTTTGTCTGTTGCCTGTTTTTATAAATGTGTGAGCCAGCTTGAACGGCTAATTTGATAGCACTAAGCCACATATTAGTACCACTTAGCTGATCTTTTTTTCTCTGATAAGATTTTACCTTGTCCCTGAACTGGCTGCTCCTGAGTTTCTTGAGGGTTTGATACTTCAACATCAATACCACCCTTTTTGTAGCCGTCTTTATCAGTAAACATAGCAAAATTTACATCTTTTTTATTTTTTTCTGCCATTTTTTCTCCTCTTTTTAATTTTTATAACACTTTTTAAGGTTATTGTCCTCTATTTTTCATCATTGAGTCTATTGAAGGTATACTTTTTGATAAAATTGTCTTTTCAATAGATGTTTCAGCCCTTAATTTTGCTAAATCTTCGTTTTGTTCAAGTTTTTCTTCTTGATTTTGTTGATTCATCATAGCTTTCATCTTATCAAGATCTAATCTATCTTTGTTTTCTTGTTCTTTTCTGTAATTTTCTTGTGCTCTGATGTCTAATTCTCTTGCTCTTAGTTTAGCAATAGGATCATTATCGAATTGTGAAGTAATTTCTTTTTCTTCTGATAAAAATTCTTCCATTGCTTCAGCAATAAGTTGTGCTTTTCTGGATTCTATTTTTTGCTGTATCATTTGCGCTTGCATTTGCATTTGTTGAGCCATTTGTGGATTCTGTTTCATCTGTTGTTGCATTGCTGACAGCTGTTGCATCTCTTGTGCAAACTCTAATTCTACTTGTTCTTGAGCCATTAATGAAATGTGTTCAAAAATATTTTTTTCTAATGCTGCAATAACAATAGGTGTGTTTCTTGCCATGTTTGTTCCCATAAAACTAAAATGAGCTTGGATATGTGCTCTATGATCTTGTCCTGGGAATGCTTGGAATGGTTTCCCTGCAAGAGCATCAATATGCTCTAATGCAGGGTCCTTTGGTTGTGGGGGTTGTGGTCGATTCAGTATTGTGTCAACATCTTTAACACCAATGGCTTCATACATGTTTCTATAACATTGATACAAATTATGCATTTGTGGATTTGACATTGCCAATTGCAGTTCCGTCTGCGCAAGGGAGATACGCTGTGTCTGTGAAAAGATATTTGGATCTGCAACTGGCAGGATATCTACTCTGTCGTCAAAGTCTGCTTGTTTAATCATTCTTTGACCACCAACAACATCATAAGGATATTCTGGAGGTAGATAAAGTTTAAAAATTCGTGATAATAATTTAAATTCATTTTTGAGTGCTACATAAATTCTTTTATGTATTGCAGACATCGTTCTGCTTCCTCTTTCTAGCAAGGCGACTGTCGTTCCCACCGCAGCTTGCTGATTCCCGTCACCCACTTGTAGGTCCGCTATAGATGCAAAGCGTTGACCTGACTGTACAACGACACCCAATAAGTTTAGAAGTGTTTGAGAAGGCTCTTTGAATGGTAAAGTCATAAATGCGTCTCTAATATTTCCACCAGGTGCATCGACATCTCTAAATTCTCCTGGTTGAATAGACTGAGCATCATCTCTTATTCTAATTCCTCGTTGCTTGAATCCTGCAGGTAAGTTTGAAAGTGTTCCTGCATCAAGTAATTGTCTTAAAGCAGATGTAGCAGTTCTTGATAAACCACCAATCATGTGAATCAAACCAAAACCATAAAACCCTAGTCCTGGTAAAAATTTAAAATGTACAAAATAAGAAATTTTACTTTTTCTTTGATCTTGTGGATCATAATTTCTTCTAATCGCTAAAACTTCTCTTGAGTTTTCTTCAATCGTTACAATGTAAGGTAATTTAATTCCAGTGGGCTCACCATTTACACCCATGTCTTCAAAACCTTCTAAATCTAAATTTACATGGCATTCAAGTAGTGTAAAAATATCTTCATCTCTTCCGGATTTAGTTGTTCCTTCTATTTCCATTTCTTTTTTTTCAGACTCAGATAAATTATTTTGACCTGGTTTTAATTCTATGTCTTTGTAAAAACCTGCAACTTGTTGTTTACGTAATTCGTTTTCAGAAATTTTAATTCTATGAATAATAGATTCTGCATCAGAAAGAGATGTTGCAGTATATGGTAC